CCCAACAAAATGAAAGCTTCCTTATACCCTCTAGTTCAAACCCAGCCATTTTGTATACCTTTGTCATTTTTTCATCTGGAGTTGATGACTCTATTTTTTTTAAATTCAATTCCTTCATTATAGTCTTTAATAATTGCCTACCATTTTTGAGTAAAGTTTTACTCCATAATGAAGAGTCCCATAACTTAACTACCATAGTTGCTTTCCACGGTAGTCTTATGTTTACTAATCCAAATACTCCACCCCATGAACCGATCTCATAAAATAGGTTTATACCACTAAAATAATACTGAAGTAAATTGAACGCCATTTGTTCCGTTCTGTATTCATCTGATAAATACAGTGGTGTGTTAAGTAATTTTCTATATAAATCCATCGTCTTGTCATTGTCGTCAAACGTTGGTCTAAATATAGAGAATGGTTCTGGCGAAGCTTCAATTTTTTCCCAGTTTATATCCATTTAATTATTACCCTTCTTTAATAAATCTTGTAAGACCATATTGTGAGCAGATACCAACGCTGAGATATTGCGTCCACCATTAGACTTAATAGAACTATGCAACGCTTCATGATCTACCTCCCCATCCTTACCGGAAACAGACTTAACAATGTCAACAGCCTCTTTAAGGCTTTTTGGGTATGGTGTTCTATCTGTAAACGTGAGAGCAGAAACATCTCCTGCGGCATATAGATTATCCAACTTTAAGTCATCGTATGTCGAACTGCCTGGTCCGTCAACAAGGTGTAACCATGTATCACCAAGGTCTCTAAACATAAAGTTAGTAACACCTATTTGAGTTGATGCCTGTACCGCACCACCAGCTCCGTTACAAATTAATACACATTCATCGTCATTATTAGTTCCAATAAAAGCTGTGTTAAAATCGCCATAATAGTTTCCGGCAATATAAGAACCAGACGCTTTATTTAATTGTATTGCATATGTAGTAGTTAATGTTCCAGAACTATTGTTTCCATAAAAAAAGCAATCTGTAATCGCTAAATTACAGACATCATGACTATCGCCGACATAAACCAACTCTGTAACAGTTCCAGAAATATCACTAGTTGGCTCAAACCAACACTGATGGAACGTTACACTCCTGGCTCTCTTTATATTAACCACTCTTATGTGGGCGCCACCACTGTCAACATAAAACTCACACTTGCTAAAATGTGCTGACCATACATAATTACTATCAGTTCCTATCCAAACCGCCGTGTGTTCCCCAGTAAAAATACAACCCTCTGCAACTACTTGACATATTAAATCGTTTTCATCATTAAGATACAATGGAAATTGAGTATATCTTACGTATACCCTATAAAAATAGCATGACTGTGCTACTTTTGAATTCGCGTGTATTTCTATACCAGAACCAGCGTTGATATTCTCTATCCTAACATCTTGTAACACTACTGGGTTTGACGTGTCAACTAGATAGACAATACGGTCTAGTGTCGCATCGTCGTCTCCGTCAATATGAAGATTTTTCATTTTAAACGACTTATTAGTAACGCTAATCATATAGGTTGTAGATATACTGTCTGCTATAATTTTCGCGACACCATAACCGCCCCACCTGTGACGGCCAATGCCCTTAAATTCTATGTTATGATAATTTATTACCAACCCCGTTCCAATGTTATATGTACCACCAGGGAACAATATTGTTCCACCATTTGTTAACGTATCTATGGCCGCCTGTATTGCCGTAGAATCATCGTTTGAACCATTGCCCTTTGCACCCCACCAGTGTGGGTATACGGTTTCTCTGAGCCCAGCCACGTCACCGCTGCCGCTAAATATTTGATTAAGACCTGCTTTTATAACTCCGTTTATGGTTAGTGTCTTTGCTGAATCAACACTAAACTTCGCAGAACCAATCATTTCCATGGTTGTGTCTACTGCAGACGTTACATCATTTGAGAGTTTATATGTTCCATTAGGGAAAATTATTGTTCCTCCAGAAGATATAACACTTAACCCTGAATTTATTGCCGCAGAATCATCATTAGAACCGTTTCCAATAGCACCCCACCAATGTGGATAGATTGGCTGTTTTATTCCAGAAACTTCTCCAGAACCAGTAAAGACCTGATGTAACCCCGCCTTTATTGATCCGTTTATAGTAACCGTTTTGTCTAATGACACACTTAACTTTGAGCCATTAGTAAACCGTAATGTTATATCAGACCCAAAAGACATATCATCTTCAATAATATATGTGCCGACTAATGTTATGGTCCCTCCATTTGCAAGAGATGCTTCGGTCTGAACCATGTTTGAACGATCACTCGTCGAACCGTCCCCCTTACACCCAAACCATTGTGGATAAATTTCCCTGTCTCCAGTTGAACCAAAACTAACATTTCCAGGATAACTGAATATCTGCTGTAATCCTGCGTCTATACTACCATTCATGGTTAAGACCTTACCAGACTCTATTTGTATTTTAGCTCCGTCTAAAAATTTTAATGTTGTTCCCTGACTGATTGTAAGGTTTGAATCAATCTTATACGATCCGTTTGTAAATATTATTTCACCAGAGTTGCCAATGGCATCTTTAGCACTTGTTATTGCAGATACATCATCGGTTGAACCGTCAGCTACTGCTCCCCACCACTCTGGATAAATGGCTTGTGTTAACCCTGAAACAGAACCATCCCCATCAAATATTTGATATAATCCGGCATTAACACGTCCATTTATTGTAACCGTCTTTCCTGATGCAACATTTAAAGCACCGCCTTCTATAAACCAAACGGTTACATTCTCTGGTATGGTCATATCATCGCTTACAACATGTGTACCAGCCAATAATAGTGCTTTTTCGTTAGACCCTATAGATGTAATGGCGGCCTGTAAATCAATGGTATCATCTTTAACGCCATCAGCTTTACATCCATAGGTTCTACTGTCTACATATGGAACATGTGTAAGGTTTAAAATATTAAAGTCTTGTGAGCGCAATCTAGCATCTTCAACAAGAGCCGTATATAACCTCCTTAAGTATTGAGTGGTGTCACCTCCATGTATTTTTTCAGGATGAGGAAGTTCTGGAATTCTTTTTAATACACTCATTAACTTAAACTAAAATGTTCTCCCCTTACATCGTACGCACACTCAATCCCTAATAACTGCATGGTCGCAGATGTAGATGATCTTTGAACCCTTATCATAAACTTTTGACCAGTTATATAAAACCAAAATGTATGATTTTTAGCTGTTCCAGTCCCAGTTCCCAATGAGGCCGATTTGTTAGTCCATGTATTACCACCGTCAATACTAACACCAATAGAATAAGTAACGCTTGAGGCTGTATCTATATACCATAACTTAACCTCATGTAGTGTTTTCATTTTATCTATACATTGGACATCCTGATCACTTAACTCACTATCCTTTGTAGTATACGTGCACGTTATAACCTCGCCATCGTCACTCTTGTAACTTGATGAATAATTAAATACTTTTCCATAGTTATCTGCGAGATAATATGCATAGTCTATAGGACTCTGTATTCCCTTTCTGTAATATACCGTAAGCGTAACCCCAGTAGATTGCGTATCTGTGGTAGCCCCACCCTCAGAACATGTGGGTAGTAAACGAATTAATACTGGAGGAGATTCATATACAATATCTGTTTCCCCAGTTGGTGAGTCATCTATAGTCTCTGTTGGTAATGGCACCGTGAGATCAACTCCAGTAGATTGTGTTGTTGTATAAGCTGCAATATTAACCGTTGTACTCCAGGCTGTGTCGCCACCAACTAATTCATACCCTTTAACCCTAAATTGCCACGTTGTATTAAGTGTTATTCCAACGGAATATGTTGTCGATCTCCCATCTATGCTTATCTCGTGCCATACCCCAGCACTGTATCCGATTACAACATACTGATAAGCATCGCCTATACCATCACCATGATTAGTCCAGGTTAATTTAACAGTAGCGCCACCATCACCAACTCCTGTTACCTCAACGCTTAATCCAGTTGGTGCCGTAGCCATTACACTGCCCCTGTTCCTGCCCCTGTAATTTCATGGGCAAATTGATATACTGTCCATTCGTTATTTCGATAGTTCCAGCAAAAACCAAGCTGTCCATCCTCTGTCTCTGTTATCCACACCAACTCATTTCTTGTATCATTTTTAAACCCCCATGTTTTCTGGATATTATCGTAACTGGTGATATCGAAAAATTTATTTCTAATTTTAGCACCAATAGAGACTGGATAGTCTCCATCTATAACATAAAAGTCATCCCTCCCAAGAAATGCATTAGTTCCCTTAAACTCTATTATACTATAAGAAGCCTCACAGCCTATCCCCTTACGCTCTGTTGGAAACTCTAGCGGAGCGGTGGCAATACCAGACCTATTTCCTATAATAATGCTATTTCTTTTATAAACGAATATACTTGACCCCACCTTTCCAAGCCCAGTAATAAATGAACTTGTATCTAAAAACTGTTGCTCGCCATAGGTGCTATCAGAAAAGTCTGTTGGGTCTCCCTCTTTAGACCACGCTATTCCAAGTGGATCACGAGTTGACCCGAAATCACCAATCACTAATCTATTGGCATAATGTAACAAATATCTCGCTTTTATGGCTACTGAAGCATTTAGGTCGTCTGTGAATCCAGTCCCAGACCAATACTGTGTATTTATATTTCCGTTTCCAAAACAAAACTTATCATCAACAATAGCCCATGACCACCTTTCTCCGGTAGGTATTGTATAAACCTGACGGACGTACCCAGTCTTTTCACTACCCCCCCAACTTCCAGTTGTTCCAGAATAACTGGCATCAAGGGTTATTGATGGAACTATATCACTGGCAGATGCTATAGAAGACCAGTGCGTATCTGGCTCTTCGTCGCTGGTTAAATCATCATTGAGTATAAAATAATCTCCATCTGCAACACCGTCGGTTGATGGTGTCTCTCCAGCTTTTAAAGTAACTGTTGTCCCTGAAATTGCAGCAATCTTTGCTGTATATGTGATTGATTGGGTTAGATAACTCCATGTTTTACTTGCACCACTTTCTTTCTTGCATAAATCACCGCTGGTTAAATACAGAGTATTCCTAGTTCCGTCTTTTTGCTGGAAAACAACAATATCATAAACAGGAGCTGATAAATCCCTGTATTCACTATACCCCCACCTGCTTTGAACAGACCTTTGGTCTATTACGCAGTTCATAACCGGATAAACACCATCGGAATAAGCCGTGTTGAAATCTGGCTGTTCTGAATTGATGCCGTGATCTAGCGGTCTAAAGAAATACCTTTGTCTCATCAAGATGAAGCAAGCTGCATTTTAATCATTGGTGTGTAGGTGTATCCGCTCGCAACGGCCGATGATAATCCAGCAATTCTAATCAACATATCACCACTGGCACTGTTATTTAATATGCCAATTTCCTTAATAGTTGCTGTTCCGGTTACTGTAAATGTGTTAGTCCACTGAATTGTATCTCCGGCAAATGTTGTCGTAGCCGCAGTTGGTGTAACTTGTATTCTTGATAAACCACTTCCGGTAAACTCTGATCCTAATGCTGTTTGAGTTGCGGCGTAACCAGCAGTGCCGTCTCCAAGGGCAATATAAGTAAAAGCCGCTGGTGTACCAAAATTACCAGAAAGTTTTACTAACTCTACAATACCAGCGTTAGTTACTCCCTTCGTTACTGCCATTTAAACCTCCATTTAAATTTCCGGTCTTAACCCTTATTAAATCTCCACGGAGAGTTTTAGCAATTTCAGGATAACGTTTCTTTATAAAATCTATGGTCATCCACGCTATCGCCCGCTCCTCTTTGGTTTGATATTTCGAGGTAATCCAGTTGTAAATATCTCTATTAAAATAAAACCTTTCTTCTAAAACCAATACATCACGTTTATCTGCCATAGTATTCCTTATCTGTAAATGTAGAACTTGGCAAGATTCTATCATCATTAGCCCGTTGCTCTTCGTTATAAATACCAGCAATGTTACGAATCATTTGCTGAACAATCGGTACTTTTGCATTAGCCTCTGGAAACTCACGTAACCTATAATGAGCCTTAATAACCGCTAATTGTAAAATAATCTCATCCCACTCTGAACCTATGGCTGTTGTATCAGTATTATCTGAAAGTGCATCTGGTCTTGCTTTAAATAAAATCCTCATTGAATAAGTGTCATCAGCGTCAGGCTGTATTCTTATAACGGTGTCGTCTCTATACCAATACTTTGGAGCACCGGTTCCAGAATTTCCCCATTTTTTCCACATCTCTGTTTGAGACACTCTCTTTAATACATAATCTGATGTGTCGTCTCTTACGTGCCTTATAACCATTGCGTTATAAGGGATTGTTAATGTATTAGTATCGGTCGTGTTTACCGTTTGACTGGTATCACCTTGTTCTAATTCTGGAAAATATACACGACCCTTTGCTCCATACAACTCTCTACTACACGCCAATTCTATATAGGCATCATTAACAACCCGACCAAGCCACGTTGCGCTTATATCTGTGTCGTTTCTATTACCTAGCTCAAATAAAACATCTGTTTTAAAATCGCTATACGTTCTATCTCCCATGTTAATTTTCCACTGTGCAAAGTATCTCGTCGTCAACAAACATGCGTAAAGACTCTCCATCTGCTTCTTCATAATCAAATAAGTCAATAGCTATACCATTAAAACAATTAACTACAACTCTATCACCAACATTGTAATCCGTTACTTTTGACCCTATTTCAAGAATGGTTCCAATACGAGCCTGTTCACGGTGTTCGTCTGAAACATAAATACTTCCAACTTTGCGTTCCTTTACTGCGTCTAATTTTACAAGAAGCTTATATCCCTTTGGTTTTAATCTCATGGTTCTCCTCTATCGCCTTCGTCAATATCAAGGATAATATCGTCTAGGTCACTTTTAAAAAATTTATACCTATAGTGATCCTTACAGTAATATCTACCATTGCGCTCTATAAGCAACCCTTTTGGCCAATATCGTGTTGTGCTGCATAATTCGCAATGTGTCCACTTATCTCCACGCTCATGGTTTTTGGGTAATTTTATGTCTAACATTATCCCCAATATCCTAACGATTCTAATTTTTTCTTAATGGCGTCATCCATACTTGACCACTCATTAAAAGTCGGATGATAATGAATTCTATTACCACGCATTTCTAAAACTTTTTTTAAATACTTCGGCTTATCCTCAACATAAAACCTTTCAACCCTAGCACACTGTGGACACTTCATACATACTATATTAACAGCCTTTTCAATACCAAGCTTCTCAACGGGTGTCGGCACTGTCTCGCAAAACCGCAAATACATCTTGTGCCCACACATAAATACCTCTCCGTCTTTTTCCATAGTTGTGTTACAAACAATATCATATAACGGCCAATGTCCAACCTTGCCATCAACCCTCGCCCACTTCGTTCCCCTGATTCTCTTCAATGTCCAAAGTCGATGCCATTCCCTTGATTGCTTCAGAAACTTCTTTATAATGTTCCTTAGATATTGGAACACCGAAAACTTCCCAGTGTCGGCATTTGTTGCATATTGTTTCGACATCAATCGCATGTCCACGTTTACCTTTTTTCGCATCGAGGTAGAACCTGAGGACTTTCGATTTGTAGAGACGTAGGGGGTTGAAACAATGGGGGCAAATTGGTTGGAATTCACATCCGATTCCGAGTAACGCTTCTTTTGTTTCATGCCATGCGCCCATTATTACTTCTTTTTCTTAGGTATTACTTTCTTTGGTTCTGGTTTCTGTAACTCTGCTTTTTCACCACTATACTGCAATACACCAGCAACGGTCTGAAACTGTGTCCTAATAACTAATTCTTCTGCATTTAGCCTTCCCAGTTCTTTGTCTAATTCACGACGTTTAGCACTGGCATCATTAATTGCCTTTACTATCTCTTCGTGTTTACCTCGAAGAACCTCGGAATCACTTTGTAGCTTTGTTCTTAATTCATCAGACATCACGTTAAAATTCCTCCTAATCTAAATTATTTTGATTTATATAAATCCCCAACTGTTTCATTGCATTAATTCTTGCTGAAATATCAGCCACAGTCCAGTCAGGATGTATATTAATAATCTCAGTAATTCCATCAAGTCGCTCTTGATCATCAACAATCTTAACTTTCTCATTATTAAGATCAACAAGTTTAATAAATAATGATTTTGTAGAAGACTCACATTCATCAAGTAAACTTGTAATAACGGAAAAATCCGACCACGCTAATTCATTAGCCATGATTTTCTCCTATGCTAAGTCCCTAACTTAACTACGTTAGCGGCACTTGTATCTACCCATAACTCCCCAGTTCCAGCACCAGCCGCACCCTGATTTGCTCCAGACTTCATCCCAGATGGAAATATTCCTCCAGTATTATCAATTCTAAAGTTAGACGTTCCAGAGGTTGCACAATTAATGTAATTATTTCCATCTCCCGTAGTCCCGTCACCTTCAGATGTTAACGTCATATTGATATAGAGCGCATCTGCTGCCCCCGTAGAGCTTTGGTTAATCTTTGGCTCTACATATACCCATGCTTGTCTGCCATCTGTGTCGGTCAACTCTATACCCGCATCACTTTTAAAATAAAAAGCATTAAATGCAGAAAGATCACTTGTCACGGTAAACATTGTTTGGGTTGTAACCTCAAGTGTTAACTGGGCCCCTGATATTATTTTTCCGCTTGTACTAAATGTTATATCATTATAATCCATACTTAAACTGTTGCTAACATCAGCAGAGTATATTGATAACCTTGGATTTGCCGCTGCCGATAATCCAAGGTCAGCACCAGCATCCCCGCGGTCACATATAATACAACGACGAAGCCCCTCGTCTATCGCAAACCTAAGATCAGACTTATCGGCTATGCCCTCAGCATCACTTTGTGTAATAAGGCTATATGTACTATTAATACTATATAACTTCAACCCCTCTTCGCCAGAAGCCGCACCACTATTAGTCGTAAGGCTACCAGTTGTCGCAACTGTAGCAAACGCTGCGTCTGCATCACTTGAAAGGTCTTGATTTATTATACTCGTTGCTTCAACCGTAAGGTCGGCTCCAATAAATATGTTTCTATCTCCGTTATCTACATCAATAGTTAGTGTGCGATCTGCTGTTAAGGCAGTACCAGAACTATCAGAATCCAATATTAATTCATAAGCCGCAGTTGTATTATCAACTAAATGTACCGATGCAAACGTTGGAGACGCATCAGAACTCAAGTCTTGATTGACTATTGATGACGCCTCAACCGTTAGGTCTCCACCCAGGTCTAGTACCCTGTCGGCATTATTAACATCTATTGTCAGCGTTCTATCTGCCGTCAGTGCTGTGCCATCACTATCAGAATCAATAATTAAATATTTTCCAGACGTAGTATTATCCTCTAGTTTAACATCAGTCAGTACGGCCGTTTCACTATGTAAGTTGCTATTATAGATTAACATTACCCAAGCTCCATCACTGCCGTATATGTATTCGCCGCACTTCCTATTCCAAAGACCCGACAGTTGCTATCTAATGACATTCCAAAAAAATCATTCGGGCCGAGCTTAATCCCTCCGGTAGCAGCAGAATCACTGGCTGTAATATTACAATAATAACCAATAATAGCCTCGTATCTCTTGGATGGATTATTTGCCTCACTAGAACCATTAGTTCTAATATATAAAGTATTATATCCTAATGTATCACCATCTCCCCATCCCCATCCATGTTCAGCTGCCAGTGAACTCACGGTTCCATTTGTCCCAGCGGTCTCTACCCCACCAATCGTAGCATAGTCTAATGCCCTTACTTGAGTTAATCCAGGATCAGAGTGAGTGCCGTCTTTATCATCGGTGGCAACATACCACTCATTTGTTCCATTGCCAGATAGGTACCATTTAAGATGTAGTTTATTGTTTACGGGACTCAGTGTATACTGTCTTTTCCCAATAAACACATATGGTTCGCCACTTCCAAAATAAAGGTTGTTAGAACTTTTATTTTGAATAATTATTGCCTTGCGATAAGCAGCATTTGACGCAGGAAGCGCCGTCATTGCTGTATTACTTACAGTAACAGTACTTGAACTTAGTATCATTTTGTAATGCTCAAGTACTGGCGTTGCTGTTGTTCCACTTAAATTTGGTTCACACCTCATCCTTTTTCTCCTTCTCTTTCTCCTTCTGTTTTTTTACATATTCTAAAAAATCTTCTTTACTTTTAAAAACAGGAAGACGGCCAATCTTACGAATGACCGTCTTCTCTTTAATCTCATTCATTATGAACAAGCCGTGGCTGTTACCTGCCACCATTTCGTCCCGTCTGAAAAGACAATATACTCATTTGCGTGCCCACCTGCATCATCAACAATCGCCATATATCCAGCACCAAATGCAGCAGTAGCCGCATCTCCAATGGCAGCATCTAATTCAGCGTCAGTGGGTGGATTACTCACATCGGTCGTATCAACATTGGTGAATATACCACCGCTAGCCTTCACCGTCTCATCTACAACAACTGTTCCTGTATCTACCTTTAAGGCTTCAATGTTAGCCCCAGCATTAATATAGGCGGCGTATTCTGTTCCACCGCCAGACGTAACCCCAGCAGTATCAATATGTACGGCAACTCCAAGCTGACCACTTGCAGATGTTCCATTATGGTCTAGATACAGCATTGAGGTATCGGTATGAGCTGCAGTGCCATCAGTATGTAAATGTAACATACCAACATCTTGTGCTCCAAGCCAATCTCCAGTTGTTCCATCAATAGTTACTAATGATGTGGTTTGGCTAGCTGCGCCAATAAAGTGTGCTCCTCCACCAGTTGCGGTTTCAACCGTAGCACTTAAAACCTTACCAGTTCCAGCACAGGTGGCAACAATAGCATCTTTATTCTGAGTTGAATCATTTTGATCGACCAATAGAACATCTTGGCCAATATTATCAGTATTAGAAATTGTTACTTTCTCATCAAATACAGATTGTCCCGTATCTACTTTCAATGCTTCATTATTTGTAGACGCAATATACACAGCATAAGTAGTGGCCTGTGCGTTACCAGTTTCCTCAAAGTATGCTATGGCACCATTCGTAGCCCCAGCAATATTCCCAGTACTTTTACCATAAAATAAATGCCCAGTATTTGCATTTGCTCCAGTTGAATCAATCTGAAATCCACCCCCAGCTAACGCACCTGTAATATCAATATGTACAATACCTTCTCCACTTGTTCCGGTAGCCGCCCCTGAAATATCAATAGCAGTTTCAGCAACTTGGTTTGTCATTAAAATATCAATAACGTTTCCAGTTCTAGCTGCTGGAGCATCAATGTCTATTACTGGATAATCACCAGCCGAATCAATATCAAGTGTAGGTGCATTCCCAGTAGCATCCTGCGTCAATAACAAACAAGCGCCAGTAGCACCAGTATGATCTTGCTTAATCTGCATAACAGGATTGGTTGATGTTGCATGATTTCTAGCCACATAAGATATAATATCCTGTGTAGTATCAACTTCAAACTTTCCATTGTCTAACTGGAGATTTCCAGCAGTAATTGTAAGCATATCGCTTCCAGCGGCACCAGTTATTTCAACTTCACCATCTTCTTTAACGGCAAAAACCGTTGCTGTACCAGTTAAATCATAAGCCTCGAAATATTTACCAGAAGTAAGCGTAGCTTCTGTTGCTGAAACCTTAACCCCACTTCCTGTGGTCATGGCAGAACAATTTAAGTCAATAGCATTAGCGGTTGTAACCGAAGATGTCCAATCAATATCATCGTTAGTTGTTCCAGAAAAACTCCACGCACCAGCAACCTCATCAGAAGAATCGGTCCATATAATCTTGCCATCGCTTAGGGTTAAGTCGCCTGAGAATGTAGGGCTTGTACCAGCTAATTGACTAAGCGTTACTGTAGACCCGTATGCCGAGTCGTAAAAGGTTAAATTACCCGATCCATCAAAAAGCATATAAGAGTCTGTATCATCGCTTGCACCAAGTGTAATCTTAACATTATCAGCTCCAACTTGTAACTGTGCCGTAGTATCAATCGCAGTTGCTGTATTTACTATACCCTGACAAGTCACCGCTCCGGTTGTAGTTAAGTTTTCATCATCAAAACTAATATCTCCTCCAGCCGCAGTAATGATTAAATCATCGGCAAGTGCGGCTATATAAGGATTGCTACCATCGTGATAAAAAGCTATTTTATCATTAGTAGCTGCACCACCAACTTTCATTGCCGTCCCAGAACTTGAAGCACCATCAATAATTTTCCCATTATCAAAAGCACCATCTAAGCTAAGTGAGGCAGACGTTAAAAACGCCGATCCATCACTATCCTGATCAGTTGGAACCGAAGTGTGCATTCTAAGATTTCCAGAATGATCAACCCATAAATAATGGTCACCTACTACGCCACTATCATCAACATCCTGCAAATCCAATAAACCTGGCTTATCAGCCTCGGCTTTCGCAGGAATCATAAGAATAGATTGTTTCTCGTTTCGCCTACTGCCTAAAGCAATAACGCTCAACGTTTCATTTACAGCCATTTTACCTCCTCCACCCTAATGGCATAAGGGAAATGGGGTCGGATGTAAACCGACCCCTTATTTTTAATTCATTAAGCATCGCCAATATACACCATTCTTGGATCGTCAAATCCATAAGTAAAATACTGTAGCGATGTCATTACAGTATCCCTGGTATCATCATACGCATCATGCACGTCCCTATCTGGGTTCATAGCTGTAAATACATACACCCCATAATCCTCATTACTGTTCGCCGTAAGCGACCAAGCCGTAGTTGAAGTGTACCTATGATAAACATTTACCTTTAAATCGGGAATTACATTCTTTGTGTTAGACAACTCGTGAGCGATGTTATCGCTTCTCAAAATCTCATTTGCGGTGAACCTATAAGCATAGTTCACATTTAACTGAGTCGGTTTAGCGGTCATAACGTGTCCCATGTCATCATACATGTAATCAAAATAATTCATCGCAGACTTTAAAGCACTATAGGTCAATGCCGCATCACCATAGTTATCATAAGTAGTAGAGGCTGCATCTTTACACGTATGGGAATCATACGCTAATTGAAAACCATCGTAACCAGAAGCATAAGTCGTAGACGTAACGTTATTCCACAACAGAGCAACTGTCGTATCCTTGACCTCTTTCATATTTTTAGCCAAATTCTTAGCCCAACTCTCAACAAGATGCCACTTATTGAATCGCTTAAACCTATCTGATACCCTAAACCCACCTCCGTAAGCCTTTACACTCCATTCCTTGGTTGAATCATATGTGGGTTCTGACATCGGGATAGCACTTCCCTCATCAACTTCTCCAGGGTAGTCCATTCCAGCGATTCTCATTTTCCGTTCGTAGTCATCATTCGTCTTGATTTCTTTAAACATTGTCTGCCATTCAACTAGAGCTTCTCGTTGAGTATTGTCAAAAACGTCCAAAAGTAACGTCTTAAACAAATCCTTGTTTGTCGATTGATCAAAAGTTGTTAAAATACCCATTATCCTGTATACCCCTGAATAACCCCAGGTTTGAACTTTACTACAACACGTCCATTAGCCTTTGGGCCATCCCTTTCATCAAGACGCTGTACTACCACAGAAGTGGTTGTCTCGTCGCCAACATCCACAGACATACTACCAGGCGTTCCAATGTTAAGACCATAATCTACGCCCTCATTTGCTATTGTAGTGGTAGTGTCTGCTTGCATAACAAATTCAGCATTGGAATCTAATACCATAACAGGTATTAATGTACCTTCCGTACCTGAATATCCTTTCTTCGCCACACCGAATAAAGCCTGGTCGCTCGCAGCAACCTGTAGCTTCCCATTAGTATCTAATTTTACAAGGTCTCCAACCGCAAAACTACCGTGCGTAGCATGCTCGGGATAATTATAGACCTTCGGTGCAGGATTATTGTTCTTTGCTTGAACACCAATCGTAGCCAATTATATCCTCCATTAATCTTAAGAGGCTAATTGACATAAAAGTATTTAATAGATGCCGTATTTCTTATGTAATCTTTCTTTGTCCCTTTCGGTTAACTGTGCATCTTTTGGCACGTTATCAGTGAGTTTGGCCCTTGAAGACTTGGCTTGTACCTCTGCTCGATTGTGTGCTTCCAGCCTTGTAGATATGTGTTTGTTAATATTAGCCATCATTAATACCGCATCACCTGCCTGATAATGCCCCTCTGCATTAAGTGGAATACCAAGTGCTAAATACGGATCTTCTTTTGTAACGTTTTTAAACCCTAGTTCATAAGTCCACTCTAGCCTATCTTGTCCTGCGTGTGGCCCCCACTTCACTTTGTGCCTGGGTAACGGTTTCTTCTTCCAATCTATAATATGCATTTTTGGCTTACCGCTCGCATCCTTCTTAAAGACGTGTTCACCCTTATATAAATCACTCTTTTCTTCGTCTAATTCAGAACGCGAAAGGTCTACTATTTTTATTTTTTTTAGATTCATCTCAAGTCTCCGCTATCTCTATACTTTTTCATCAATTCAGCCGCTTTTTTTTCACTTACTTTCGCTTTACCTAGGAAAGCTCTGGCACTTTCGTCAAAATTAACAGATGGAGTTGACTCTGTTTCCTGTGAGCCACCACCAGGTGTCTCCGTCCCCATCCCACCTTGTGGTGCAGAAATAGGGATTTTGAAGTCCTTTGGTACAACCTTACTATAATTACCCTGTGCTATATGAAATGTCATCCCAGCAGTTCGCCATGTATTAGGATCGGACAGGATACGTTCATCCACGTATGGATTCGCCTGTTTAACGCCCTGATAGTAGTTCTTAACGGTATTACGAACTTCGTTTTCAATACCATTAAATAACTCAGGATTCTCTGCAACCGCTTGCTTAAAACCCTGCTCAAACAAATCTGATTCACGACGCCCTCTTTGTACTTTTTCATACTCACCGAATTTTTCGTCGATGACTCGCTTGATAATTTTTTCAGGATTAGAAAAAAAGTCATTTTCATCAGTATCTGTATCTCTGTCCTGGGATGCATCAGGCTTCGCCTGATTCTGTTGCATTTGTCCAGCTAAATTCTGCAGATACTGCTCGTAATAACTCACCCCCTCCCGAAGTTTTCCAACCTCAGAGGCAAGTCGACCTTTTTCTGTCTCCACCTCTTGATACGCTCTTACCACATCTTTTAACGATTTACCCCGAAACTTTTCGGGAATCTGAAGTTGTGACTCCTGCGCATCGCCTTCCTGGGCAGGTTGAGCTTCTTCGTTATCCGGTTTATCGGGCGATTCAACCTGTTGTCCAGATTTTTCATCCTCTGCCATAAAACTACTCCTTAACTTTATTTATCATCGGGTTTTCCTAACCACTTCTTTTCCATTCTCTCTGGAAGCGACTTTATGGTCTCATACGCATGTATTTGTCCCTGTAAGTGCCTCAGAGTCGTTAGCTCAGGATTGGTTTTTAAAAACTCAATTGAATTACCTAATCTTTTATTTATTTCTTCTTGGTACTCTTCATACCAAAGTCCGTTCCTTACCCTGTCCCACTCATTGAGAAGTTTAGATGTACTACGTTTAGACATAATCCATCATCTCCTCTGGAATTTCATCACCCTGTTGCTGTTGCTGCTGTGGTTGTCCAGCACCAACCTGGGGCTGTCCAGGTGGCGGTTGTGGCGGTGGCTGCATCATATCTTCTTGGGTAATTACTTCATCTAATGCCACTATAATAGACTCCGCATCTGCTATATCGAAATCTCGAAGTACCCTCTCAAGCATTTTCGAGCCTATTTGAGACACGGCTATCACGAACTTTTTGAATGCAGGTGGCATCATTGGGTTAACCAAGGCTTGTGCCATTCCAGCAAGTTTTGTATAATAATCACTAACAATAGTATAAACCTGTAACCCAATTTCCCTACGGATTTCCTGGCTCATCATATCGCCAGAAACAGTAAGTGTAATATCTAAGCCGTCTCTAATTGAATCTAAAGGAAAATCTAAAGATTCCTGACGCAGTATTCCATCGCCATCTCTTGTATAATAAGTCATGGTTGGTTGGTATTGAGCATACATTTCAAGTGCCTTATACCCCAACTCCTCTAATCGACGTAAAATATTGGCTGTTCCAAACTTAAACTTTTTATTAGCCTCCTCTACCTTAGAAAGAGTATCTTTAGCCACTGGACGTTCACTGGTTGGCATACCTAAAACATGTGGTGTAACACCTATAGATTGCTGTCCATAGTTTACAAGCATATTTTCTTCATTGACCGTACTCGGCGTGGTGTCGCTGAATTTAAATTCTCTTATCAACTGATTTGGATCACCATTACAAACAACCACCTTCCCTGGGTCTAATTCCAACTTCTGTTCAAATGCTCCTTCTTGTACAAAAATCATTGGCGCATTTACCTCGGTAAGCCTGTCTAAACGCCTATTGTGCACATCGTCTATTTCTTTCTGAATAGATTCCAATATTTGACACGCACCTTCCCCGTCAAATGAATACTCTACTGGATAAAAGGTAAAATCAATAAATGGTCTAAAATTTGCAAATGTTGGATTATAAATAGCATTCAACACAGTTCCAGTTTCAGCGTGGAAATATATAACTATTGAGTCGTCCTCTCCGTCTTCGTCTACATCATATTGTGTCCAAAGTTCCCAAACTTCAAAATCTCTACTTTCAGAATCAACAACCTCTTTACCCTGCTCCTCTGCTCTGTCTTTTTCATGTTCTGGATATTTATCTGGAACAACCAACTTATTTGCCTGTTCCTCCAAATAAACACCAAGTTTAACCCTTCTATCAATCTCTGGTCGTTTTAATCGACGACGAAATCCAACCAAATGGGCATCATCTATCGTTGTGGCATTTGATGATATAATAAAATCATCTCTTGGTATCGGATAAACATTTACACCATCAAATGTAGTCTCAACAACCTTAACCACCAACTCACCATTGCCAAGTTTATATTTCTTTTTATTTGGGTTTTCTCTTTCTTCTAAAGTGGCATATCTATATGATGTTCTATGTTTCCGCTCATAAATAAGTTTTACTATTCCAGTTCCAGTCCTGACCGATTGGAGAAGTGGCGATAAAAGCTTCTGTCTTAGCCGTACAACGTCTTTCTGCCACCAGTCTAACCCATCCTCTATATCCGGTGCAACATCTACGAATTCGTCATTTTTCGGCTTAACCATCCACACTTTTTTATTTCCGTAGATACCATCAATCATTCGCACGGCAACTGTATCGGCATTGATCCTAGTTATCGGAACTGCTACATTAGCACAGTTTTGAAATGGATAATGTTTCGGCTCTCTCTTTCCTCGAAACATCTTGCGCCATTCACGGAGCTTGCTACAAAGTTTTTCTTGATTCTTCAACTCATCAGACAACCATTGTTTTATATCTGACTGCAAAACTTCTAAAAGAGTGCTACCCCCTGTCATCTTACGCTTAAGATTAACTGGTAACCCCCCAAGAAAATCGTCTATATTTGACTTAGTTGCTTCGTTTTTTTGTTTTGCTGTAGTTTTTTTAGCCTTTTCTGCCATTATCTCTTGCCACGCTTACATGTTCTTTTCTTTTTTGGTCTCCAACTTGTCTTTTTTATCATAGTCCTGTACACATATCTATCTTGTCTTTCCTTATTACCAGGAAATTTCTTCTTTGCCGTCTTTTTAAGAGACTTTTCCATCTTTTTTGGCATTTTTACCGCCCAACACTTTTCTAATTGCCCTAAAAATAGCTTTTAACGCCTCGCCTTTTAAAGCCCTTAACAACTTCTTAAACACTTGCCCTATCTCCTGTAAAATAATTCCATGAATATGAACAATACGGACACGTTATAATAACATTCTCATGCCAATAGAACGCCTTACACCCTGTTGCATCTGTAAAGAATCGACCATTACACTTCTGACAGATCACATGTTCATGCAATAACCTTCCACCTTGGTTATAATGGTCATCCTGCATGTTTTTTACCCGCTAATTAGCTACCCTTTCCTTTTTTTATTAGCCTATATACCAAATAAGCAATAACACCAATGGCAATAAACCATAATTTACCAGCTATAGCCAAATTACCGTTTGCAAACACTATTTGTATTAATGAATTCATCTCTCTCTCTAAACATATTATAACATATAAAGTCTCAAAAACAGTGATTTTGTCAAGCAGATTTTAAAAAAAAATTAAAATTAATTATATTGACTTTCCATAGAATGTATATCCAGGATTCCAAAACCTAGATAACCTAGGATTAACCTTATACCCAATATCCATATGGATAAAAGTTTTATTGCCCTTATAAATCCCAATCCTAACATCCCTCGAAACTTCTCTTATAATTTCATATAATTTATCAACATCCCTGTCATCGTCACAGTCCATATCAAGGGCTAGTCCGAATAAATGAACACTCCTAAGGCTACCGCCAATTACAAGGTTGTGTTTTGGACATCTAAACCCAGAATTAATATAAATTGAACTTCCTTTTCGCTCACGGACAGCCTTAAATATATCGAATAATTCTACATATATTTGGTTTGCAAACAAATCCGGCGGTAATTGACCACAGCATCGACACTCATACTCTGATCTCGTGATATAATCAGATATGTATTTCATTAAAATGTTCCATAACAATATCTTGTAAAACTTTTATTTTTTTGATTAGTAGATTAGTATGGTTACAATTCTTATTAAACATTGTCTGTTGAAAAAAATCTAATATCTCTAATAAATACTCAATATCATGTGAATCTATTATAATCTCATTTTTTTTCAATCTTATTCCTCCAATTAAAGCCGGATTGCTTCGTGCTTATGGTATCTACCGCGCGTCTTGCCCCAATAAGCATAGGGCATAGTCACCATTAGTCTGTATCCGCAATCCGGCTTCATTGCGACTTTAATACTTTATTCAGAGTTTTAACAAGCGACTCTATAGACTTAGCAAGTAATCTTATACTACACTCTTTACCAGACCATAACGCACACCTGTCTTTTTGACACCGTGCATAGCTCTTTAACGGACAACCAGCATCAATATCATTCATTTTTCTCTCCAATCTTTAAATTGAACACATCAACCATTTCATTGGTAGCTATTACATATTTATTATCAATCATCCATTTTATAAATTTCAGTAATATATTTAAATTATTAAACCTTTTTTCATTATGGCCTATATTCTCAAAATATTCAACCAAAACCATATAATTTGGATGCTTGTCGATCGGCATGAATTCTCTAAGCCAATTCTTATTTAAACCATCATCCCACGTAATATGTGTCACTGTTTGCCTCCTCTTTCTATTAACTCCCTTAATTTTTTAACCTCAAGTTTTAATATATCACACTCAGCTTTTAAATCAAACACCCAAATAATAAAAGCTGATGTCACCTCATAATTGCCATTATCCAACCTCTGTACTATCTTAGCATCACCAACTGGCACAAGAACAGTTTCTGTCCGGCAACCATTAACCAAATAAAATACTATTAATAGTGTCAATATCACCAGAAGCCACGGCCTCAATAAGCCTTTTTCTCTTTTCTTCATTTTCCTTTTCCAAATCATTTATTTTATTTTTAATCTTTTGCAAATCTGAAGGCTTTACAATAGGTAAAACCTGAATAATTAAATCAATAATTTTTTCAATCATTTCAATTCCCTTGTTTCAATAATTGCTCCATTGGGAATGGTTAACCTACCCAAAATTTGGCCAGTATCAATGCTGGTAGTTTGTACCAATGTCTTGTAATTTACATGATCTTCAATAAGAAACCCAATAGAAATACACTCACAAGGTATTAGGGAATCCATCTCATCAAGGTGTTCCCATTTCTCGGTCACGCCTACACTGTCAAACCATCTAATTAACATTTTTTTCATCATTTCTTATTCCCCTCCTCACCAGTCATACCGCTTTAAAACTCTCCAATCATGCTTCTCAAATATCTCAACTATACTGCGGAGAAACAATTCAACCGCCAATTCATATTCTGGGTCGTCGGAATAAAATACCAAATCGCAAAGTGTATCTTTTAAATCCTCATATAACCCATCTAAACCATCCCAGAAACCATCGTCATGTTCCAGAGAAAAATCGCCGCCACCATCTTCTTTCATAGTTTCTAATACTCCTTTTATCTTACCTCCCTAATAGTATAACATTTTAAATCGTGCCTGTCAAGTACTTTTTTTACCCAAACCCGTAATGCTTCCAAAATGTTCCCTATATGAGAATGGGGGTTATCTCCTCCCCCACCCTGCCAATGGGGTAAACGGGTCTCTCTTGGGATGTTGTGAAGGAGCGGGGACAGGGAGGGAGGGGTAAGCGTGGGCGTACGCCGGCAGTGTTTCTACTGGTTATTAGTAATATATATATGTATTAGGGAGTGATGGTGAGTGTTGTATAGTGTATTAGGTAGAGTGGTGTTGTTGTTACCCGCGGATTTGGTTTGACTGTGGGGGGGGGTTGAGGTATGTTCTGTGTGTCAATGGCGTCTCCGGTGATTTTAGGGGGTGATCTTATCTCACCCCTAAGGGTGATATTGGGGGTTAGAAATATCACCCCTTAATTCACCCCTAAAGGGGATTGCATTTAGTTTATCGGCGGGTTATGATGTACTTGAAAAAATTAATAACCGCTGGCGGATAGCGGTTAAAGAGGAGGTAATGAGACGTGATAAAAAGAGAATACTTAAAAACGGTTGAAAACTTAGGATGTTATCATTGTAAATTCGTAGATAGAGTAGCTATCGGAAGGGGTCAAGCTTGCTGCACTTATCCTGGAAAAATTCAACTAACTAAAAATGGTAAATGTAAATCAAAAAGGAAATAGCTGGACAAGGATATAAGGAGAAACAATGAAACAACAAAAAATTAAAATTGAGTTAACAAAGGATGAAATTGACTTAATCACTCTTGCCTTAGAAGAAAGAGTAAGAAACATTATGGTTAATTGGATTAATGCAGAAGATAGAAACCGAGGGGCTTTAGAATGTCGCGAACTATCCAAGAAACTTTGTAATGTATAACTTTTACAATCCGAAACCTGGGGAACATCCCAGGTATACAGGTTTAACCTGTACTGATGAGGATTTAAATGGAGGTGAAAAGATGAAACAACAAAAACAAGGGTTGATCAGTGAAGACAACCTAAAGTGTGCACAGAGAGTAGAAGGACATCTTAAATCAAGGTTAAACGCCCTATCAATCCTCTGGGATAGGGAGTGTGAGGGAATAGAAGAATATCATGAAGAGTTTGGCGCTCTTTCTGAGTATGGATTATGCTTTGATTACGTAGAGCCTAACTCTTTTGAAGGTCAAAAGGAGGGTTACTATAGGTACCAGATATCCTGGGGCGGCCCTTCTGATGAATTCCGGTTTTTTGTCAATCTAGACAAATCCATACACAGGATTGAATACTGGTTTCTTGATTGGTTCGATGGGGCACATAGGAAATTAAGGGGAAGGGACTTTAAATTACTAGAAACTATTTTTCATTGGCACATGCAGGTTTGACAATGGCAGAAAAGACTAAGATTTGTCGCGTAAAAATCATACGCTGTGTGTACTGTGGGTCAATTATAACCACTAATGATAAGTATTGCACGGCTTGCGGTAAAGAAAATTTAAGGTATTTAAAAAGAGTAAAGGAGGATTAATGAAAAAACAAGAGATTTTAAATGGAGTTGATAATGTAAGGCACTCATGGTTTGTTAAACCCAACACTCTATTCATTGAGTTAGAAAATGGGGATAAAATCACAAGACTATACGAAACAAATATTGTTATTAACAAAAAAGATGGAACCACAATTTTAAACTCAGGGGGTTGGAGAACACAAACAACAAGAGAGCGGTTAAATAATTTGACCCCTTTTCACATTTATCAAGAAAAGCTCGTATGGTATATTAGTACCCCTAAATCTCAAACGTTTCAGTTTTATGATGGAATAACCTTTAATAGAGATTACACCTTAAAAGGGAGGGTGGTTGACACAAGAAAGGGGATAGAAAAAAGAAAGTCGATAATAAAGGGGTATGTCAAATTATTAGACAATATAAACCAAATTCCAAACCCATCACCTGGTGATTGCTGGTATTGTTTATTACAAACAGAAAAAAGTCAATCATTAGGGGACTCTTTTAAAGACACAGATCATTTATGGAGCCATTTAAAAGAAGGATACTTATTCGGATCTATTATTTGGAACAGCTTAAAAGAGAACGGCTATAATCCTAGTTTTGTGATTTTATTGAATGTGAAAGACGTTATAAAACGAAGTTTAAGAAACTATTTGTATAAAAGGTTATTATATTAACCGAAATTACCATCAAACCCAAAGGATGCCCAAGAAAGAAATGGTTATTTTCGAAAATTGGCATACTTTCTTAATCCTAATTTTGGAGAATAATAATAACAGGGAACTCCACATGCAGATAATCTATCAAAAAGTAAAAACTGAGGTTTACTTAATCTTTGACCACTCTTCTTTACTTCACATAAACAAAATGATCCGTCAGGGTGTAAAGCAAAAAAATCCGGCATACCTCTTTTGGTTACTACTGTATAACCTTTACTGTGTAAGGCATCATACGCCTCAGCCTCGTTGCTATTCTTTGGTTTTTTGTCTAATGTTCCACATGGCTTTCCATCAGATTGTCTCATTCCAGGCATTTTATACCTCCATACAACTATTATATCATTTAAGAAGTATACCGTCAAGTAGATTTCGCGAAATCTACAGGGTAATATTATTCTCTCTAAAGAATAATATATAAAAATAGAGTATTATGTTAAACCCTAAGAGATAAAAAACCTATGGAAAAAACAAACAATTTGCAACGGCCACGGCCACCGCCCCATATGGCAAGGCGTACGAAAGTGTACAAAAACGTACAAAAGTGTACAGGTCGTACATATTGTACAATGTGTACGAAACGTACAACACTAAAAAGAAAGGAGTTAAGTTAAAATGAGTAAAAATAAAATTGAAAAGATTGAAATTAGGTGGGCATATGATGATTTATTTGATCCGGAAATAAGCTTAGATTCCCAAAAAGATAAAGACTTAGTTGATTCCGGAGAAGTTGTGCCCTATAGTTGCACGGCAGAGGCTATGGTATCATATCCTATTGGTAACGGATCAAGAAGACTAGAGTGGTTAAGTAGTAGTGGTTTATATGGAATTTTACTTGACAACTCACAACTCAGTGTTGACGATAGACGAGAATGTGCAGAGGTTCAAATAGAGTGGCTTAGGGAACACTTGTTACATTTTAATGTCGAAATGAAAAACTTTAATAAACTTGCAAGGGAGGCCATAGAAAATGGATAAAGAAACAATGGAAGAAAGGTTATTTTGGGTGCATATCTTGCGCATGGCGATTGAAAAAACTTATAAGGCTAAAGGTGATACGGCGAGAAAGTGGAGGCCACATGTAAGGAAAATAGTTAAGTACTTTCTAAAAATGTTGTGGATGCCCCCTTCTTACCAGTATATATTACTGTGTATCATTAGTAAACATGAGTTTGAATTACCGGATGAAAAATATATTATCCACGGTAAACAAACGTCAACGGCTCTGTTTAAAACAAATTAGTCAGAAGTGGGAAGCCTTACTTCTGACAACTTAGGAGGAATTTATGAAAAAAGTAAAAGTAAATATTCGGGGATTAAAAAGATATGTAGGATATTCGGACCTAATAACAACTTATTGTTGTTCGTCACAACCCACTTACTTCATTAAGTTTCCGGCGATAGAATATTCTGGTTATTTTTCTATTTATGATGTGAGGGAATTATGAAAATTAACAAATTTCAAATAGACTTTATAAGAGAAAAACCCATGAGAGTTCTACCCAATAGAATTTTAAGGCTAGAATTAACGATCTTAGGTTTGACATTATTAGTCAGTTTTTTTAAGACAAACTTCCATCTAAGAAAACATCATTTAATAATTCAGGTTTTTTGCTTCTATTTTTACTTAGCACGGTGAGGTGAGAACATGAGTAAACAAGACTATATAAAAGTATCTGACTTAATGGAATTTATCGAAATACAAAAAGCCGATGCCACTCGCAGGGCAACATTGCAGACTGAAGATGAAAGATATATAGATGCTTATATAAGTATCGGCGAGCGATCCGGTTTTGGGATAGTTGAAAACTGGGCGCTTGAAAAGGCAAAAAAAAGAATGGTTTAATACCACTGGAGAACATTAAATAAAAAAACGGTTGACAAAACCGTTTTTATTTGATAAGATATTTTGGAGGATAAAAAATGAGAAAAATAATTATTTCGGCGATTTTACTAGGATTAACATTTGGTACGTTAAGTGCCGATGTTAAACTGTTGATGGTTGGAACAAAAAGCCTTAACAGTGATGGGTATCAGTTTGGGTATAACCTAAATGAGCCAATGGATATACCATTTGTGGTAGTTGTGCTTATTAATACCTCTGATGTTTATCGTCAAGTACGCGTTCGTATAGTAATTAATAAGCAATTGGTTATTCGACGAGTAAAGGTTCAGCCAAACTCTATACACTCTTATTGGGTTGATGTCCTATCCCAAGCTGGATATAACAAAGCGATAGTTAAGATCGGTAAGGGTGAACGCACTCAGGTTGGGTACTTCTGTGCCCACGGGAGGTAAATATGTGCAGGGCATTTTCTGGGATAATTAATAAGAATGGGAGAGTTTTTTGGAAGCTTGGAATTGACTCTCATTCTGGAATTATTACACACTACCATATTAAGGACGATACTTATGATCCTAAAAACCTAAGGTTTGCCAAGTTTGAAATCACGCCAAAAAACAATAACTATTTATACCCAAATAAATGGACGTTTCGATTAGATGAATCAGTAAAACCATTGTGGTGGAATAAAGGGTATGAACAATTCTGTTTTGCGGCTAAAGATGAATGGTATAAAGAATTAGAGGAATATATTGTCAGGAAGCCTATTATTCATCCGTTTATGGACATAAAACCACCTAAAAAGATTACTGGAAAACATTTAGATTTACTTAGAAAGTGGTCTTCAGTCAGGTCTTCAGTCGGGTCTTTAGTCAGGGCCTCGGTCGGGCCTTCAGTCGGGGCTTCAGTCGTGTCTTCAGTCTGGGCTTCGGTCTGGGCTTCGGTCTGGCCTTCAGTCGGGGCTTCAGTCGTGTCTTCAGTCTGGGCTTTGGTCTGGCCTTATACTGGCTCATTTTTTAAGTTGCCAAAATGGGGGGGTGTAAAACACAAGAAAGGCGAGTACCCTTTTCAAGTTGCCGTAGACCTTTGGGAGATGGGGTTAGTTCCATCCTCTGACGTTAGGGTATGGAGACTATATGGTGGAAAAGATGGCGGGGTGCTATGGGAAGGTAAATTATAATGCCGTATTATGTATATTTATGTGAAACCTGTGGACGAATGGATGAGTTTTATCGGCGCGTAAATCAAAGGGATGGGGAACAAAAGTGCCAAACGTGTGGTACCATTATGGAGAGATTACCATCTACACCTAGCCTTAAGTTTATTGGTGACGGCTGGGGTAACAAGGAGGAATAGTGAAGTGTCCTGCGTGTTATAGCGGTTCTGCAGTATCTGTTTATGATAACCTAAGGCGGGAAGTATTCTGGTGTAAAATGTGTGGTTCAATATTCAGCCTGGTAAATGGGAAAATTAGCAGTAAATGTATACCATCTGCCATTTCAATGCCTCTGATAAAGGATTTAAGGGATATATTTAAAGATGACTGATACAAGTTTTAAAGCATGGGAGCGACGTGGCAGTAA